AGAGGGTGGAGTAGTCTGCCCTCTATTTCTAGAGGGAAATTTATGGATAGAAGTAATTGGGATAAACACAATCTACCTTGTCCGAAATGCGGTGGTAGTGATCCTGTCTCAACAAATAAAGATGGCTCTGGTCATTGCTTTAGTTGTGACGCACATTGGGGAAACTATCAATCAGCTTTGGATGGGAATATAGTAAATATGGATGCATATAAAGAACCGAATACATTTTTAAATTCGTACACAGGAACTTTTGGAGCTTTAACAGATCGCAATATAAGCGAAGATGTTGCCAGAAAGTATGGTGTAAGAGTTGTATACAATAGAGAAGGTCAAATAATAAAGCATGTCTATCCTTACTATAATAGTAATGAGATTGTATCAACTAAAACCAGAACTGTAAGTACCAAAGGCTTCGTTGTTGACGGAGGTTACGAAGGTACAGGACTGTTCGGTGAACAACTCTTTGGTAAAGGTGGGAAGTATCTTACCATAACCGAAGGCGAATGTGATGCAATGGCAGTCTATGAAATGTTTGATAAGAAGTGGGCATCAGTTTCTATAAAACGTGGTGCAGCAGGTGCTGTTAGAGATATACGAGACAGCATTGAATTTGTAGAAGCATTTGATAATGTAATCATTTGTTTCGACAACGACAAGGCAGGTCGAGAAGCAGCTAGAAAAGTTGCACGTATTATAAAACCGGGAAAAGCTAGAATAGTTTCTTTGCCTACTGGTTTTAAAGATGCCAACATCATGCTTGAGAAAGGGCAGTATGCTCAATTTACTAGAGCATGGTGGGATGCCAAGACATATACTCCATCAGGAATTATGGAGTTGTCCAGTGCTAAAGATAAATGGCTTCACAGGGAAGTTAAAAAAAGCATAGCGTATCCTTATGAAGGTTTAAATAAAAAACTTTTTGGTATGAGAAAGAATGAATTGGTAACTCTAACAGGAGGAACTGGTTTAGGTAAGTCTAGTTTTACCAGAGAACTCATTCATTATCTTATTAAAAATACAGAAGATAATGTAGGTATCATAGCTCTTGAAGAGAATTGGTTGAGAACTGCTGATGGTATTGTAGCTATAGAAGCTAATGATCGTATCTACTTAGAAGAGAAAAGAAATAAGTATACTGAAGAAGAACTTACTGAATTTTTTGATAAGATTATTAAAAAAGATAAGGTCTTTATTCATGCTCACTTAGGCAGCAATGATATAGATGAAATATTTTCTAAACTTAGATACATGATTGTAGGTTGCGAATGTAGTTGGATAGTTATAGATCATTTACACATGTTGGTAAGTCAATTGACCGAAGGTGATGAACGTAGAGGTATTGATAATCTGATGAATCGTTTGCGTTCTCTTGTTGAAGAGACAGGTGTTGGTATGTTTTTAGTATCACATCTTAGAAGAGCAGCAGGTGAGAAAGGACACGAACAAGGTATCGTAGTCTCCCTGTCACACCTTAAAGGCTCTCAAGGTATATCACAACTATCAGATTGTGTAATAGCTTTAGAAAGAAACCAACAAGCTGAAGACCCTGAAGAAGCTAACACAACTAAAGTAAGAGTTCTTAAATCTAGGTACACAGGTGATACAGGCTTGGCTTGTAGCCTACTCTATGATCCAGAAACAGGGCGTATGAGTGAAATTACAGATGAAGAAACTTTAGATGATGTACCATTTTAGGAGGGAGTATGAAAGAAATAGTATTTGATATTGAAACCAATGGTTTAAAACCAGATAAGATATGGTGTATTGCAGCTAAACCTTTAGGTGAAGCTGTTGTTTCCTTCGGACCTAACAAAATAAAAGAAGGCATAGATTATTTAAACAAAGCAGATTCATTAATAGGTCACAACATTATAGGCTTTGACATTCCTGTTATCAGTAAACTACATGGTATTGATTTATCAAAAACAAAAGTAATAAAAGATACATTGGTTATGTCTCGTTTGTTTAATCCTATACGTGAAAATGGACACAGTTTAAAAACGTGGGGATACATACTTAATATTCCCAAAGACGAGAAGCCCCAAGATTGGGATGTATATACACCTGCAATGTTATCTTATTGTCAGCGTGATGTGGTGTTGAATGAAAAGACATATCAACATCTACTGGAAGAGGGTGAAGACTTTGATGAAGAATCTTTAAAACTAGAACATGCAGTAACTTTGGTGTTAAAAGAACAGGAAGATACTGGTTTTCTTTTCAATGAGAAGGAAGCACTTCTATTAGTAGCTTCTCTTAAAGAAAGAATGTTTGAAGTACGAGAGGAAGTTCAAAAAGTATTCAAACCTAAGATGGTAGATATAAAATTAGTAACACCTAAACTTAAAAAAGATGGTACTTTATCTAAGTCAGGATTGACAAGTTATGAATATGAAGAAATAAAAGCTTCTAAATTTATGAAGCCTTTTATGAGACAGAAGTTACAAGAGTTTAATCTAGGTTCTCGTAAACAAATAGGAGAATATCTTACAGACTTTGGGTGGAAACCCAATCGTTTTACACCAACAGGTCAGCCAGTTGTGGATGAATCTTCTTTAGTTAAAGTAAAAAAGATACCAGAGGCTAAACTAATAGCAGAGTTTCTTCTGCTACAAAAACGTATAGCACAGATTGATTCATGGATCACAGCAGTTGATGATGATTCCAGAGTACATGGTTTTGTTATACCTAATGGTACTATAACCGGAAGAATGTCACACAGGAAACCTAACATGGCTCAAGTTCCTAGTGCATCTAGTGAATATGGTAAAGAATGTAGAGCCTGTTGGATTGTTAAAGATGGTTATAAATTATTAGGTGTTGATGCTAGTGGATTGGAACTACGAATGTTAGCACACTACATGGACAACAAGGAGTACACAAATGAAGTCACGGAAGGAGATATTCACACAACTAATCAAAAACTTGCAGGACTTAAATCAAGAGATAAAGCAAAGACTTTCATCTACGCCCTATGCTACGGAGCAGGGGATCAGAAATTGTCTACAATTCTTGGAGGAAACACAAAAGATGCTAGAAGAATTAGAGAACATTTCCTCGATAATCTCCCATCATTTAAAAAACTTAAGAATAGAGTTGGAAAAGCAGCTAAAAGAGGATACCTTAAAGGAATAGATGGTCGTAAGATATTTATACGTAATGATTATGCAGCTCTTAACAGTTTGTTACAAGGTGGTGGAGCTATAGTTATGAAGAGAGCGTTGGTTATGTTACAGGCTTTAATAAAACTACAAACTTTAGATGCTAAGTTTGTGGCTAATATACATGACGAGTGGCAACTAGAAGTTAGAGAAGATATCGTAGACTTCGTAGGTCAGTTAGCTGTTGGCTGTATTGAAAAGGCAGGAGAGTATTACAACATGCGTTGTCCTTTAACAGGAGAATATAAAATAGGAGATAACTGGAGTGACACACATTAAACATACAGAAGACAACAGAAAAGGAGACATGGCAGAATTCTATGCAGTCACTTGGTTATGGGATAGTGGTTATGAAGTCTTTCAGAATTCAGGATGTACAGGTCCTATAGATATGATAGCTATGGATAAGGAAGGTAACACAATTTTAATTGATGTTAAGACAATAAATGAAACGGATGGTAAGGCTGTGTATGGTGCTGGTAGGTCTAAAGTACAAAAAAAACTTGGAGTAAAATTACTCTGTTTTGATTCTGAGACAAGAGAACTTAGATTTATGCAACATGGAGTTTATGGAGTTACATCTCATAAGGCAGCCCATAAGGATAAGAATAAAATGGAAAATTCAAAATGAAAAAGAAATTAGAAAATATAGTACAAGATATATACAAAGCACTTAAACCTCTGTCAAAAGGAGATGGTCTTAAACTATCTGATGCAGACATAGATCAGTTTGGTGAGGATATGAAGGAAGCTATTCGAGGGTGGGCAACAGCACAGCCAAAAGATAAACCGACTTTGCGTATGTCTAACATAGGTAAACCTGCTCGTCAACTTTGGTATGATAGAAATTCTAAAATAAAAGCTAAAGATTTACAGGCTACGTTACTCATTAAGTTCTTGTATGGTCATTTACTAGAGGCATTGGTTGTGTTCTTTGTTAAGTTATCAGGACATGAACTAACTGATCAACAGAAAGAAGTAGAAGTGAATGGTATTAAAGGACA